CAAACCAAATAAAGATGTTATGCGAAAAATGGGAAGATATTTAATTGAACACTCGGTAGACGTATTGCTGTATACTGACAAAATACGGTTATTAAATGCATTGCAAAGCATTTCGCCAGAAGACCGCGATATAGTGGAAAATGACGCATACAGTTACATGACCCGACCTGCAAACAAGCCGGAGAAAGTGGTTAAAGTCGGACGTCGCGAATTTTTAATTTTGTATGACGGGAAAACTCAAATTGAGAAAAACTATGATGACGATAAGCGCAAGCTGCTCGTGCTAAACAAGGAACGATGGGAGCTTGCGAATGCGTCGGCCAATAAAGATTTCAATGAACAAGTGGAGAAGTTAAAGGAAGACTTTAAACGCGAGAACATGAATAACCGGATTAATAATTTAATCGGGTTTATTGGCTATGAAAAGCAGGGGAAACACCTGTTGTTTAAAACAAAAGACATAACTAGCGACCGCAATCTGGTGGGCGCGCGATGTGACCAGACAGGCAAAACCGAGCTATTAAAAATGTTGAATGGCTTGGTGGGGTCCCGCGTGTTTACTGAAATCACGACCAAACTGTCGGGGCAACAAGAGCTGTGCGCAATGATGGAACTACTGTTCAGGTATAGCCACGATATTGAGGCACAAGGCAAGCTGTGGTTTTTCTCGCCGGAGGAGACGGAACTCTATAATTTGGAGCATTGCAAAATAAAAAATAAGAAATTTGTGTGCCAACAGCTGTAATAACAGCCATAATAATCATCGCCATAATAATCATCGTCATAATAATCATCGCCATAATAATCATCGCCATCGCAATTAATAAAATTGAACTAATTTAATTAATATATTAAGAGTTTAAAGACTAATTCATAATATATAAAAGACTTAAAGATAATCTACAATTATTATAATGGAAGAACAATTAAACGAGCGGCCAAAACAATCTGTTATCGGACGCAGACCTCGCCCGACCAGATTAATTGAATCCATATATACCCGATGTTTAATTACCCGCTCCATTTGCGTACCCATCTATAATGTCGGCTCTAATTTAGAAAAAGTATTGGAAGAATACATCTCGCATTTATATGAAGGCAAATGCATCGTTGAGGGATTTATTAAACCCGGCTCCACCAAAATCGTCACCTACTCCAGCGGACTAATCCAAAGCATGAATGTTGTGTTTGAAGTCGTGTTTGAATGCGAAGCGTGTTTCCCAGTAGAAGGCACCAACATTTATTGCGTGGCCAAGAATATCACCAAGGCCGGCATTCGCGCAGAAAGCTCTACGGACAGCCCCAGCCCTTTTGTCGTGTTTATTGCGCGCGACCACCACTTTAATATGTCGCGGTTCTCCTCCATCAAAGAAGGCGACAAATTCATCGCAAAAGTCATCGGGCAACGGTTTGAATTAAACGATAAACAAATATCCATTATTGCAGAACTGAAAGACGTAAAATACACTGAACCCAGGTTTAGCAATAAACCACTTGTTAAGAGCAATATTGAATGCTAGCACTGGACACTCATAACAATACCAACGCCAAGACTTATATAATATTTTTTTTACTTACTTATACCAGTGAAGATTTCATAAGTTTACGAAATCGTTCCTGGTATCTGACCCTTGGAGAATTAAAATCGGCGTTTGAAATGTAAAAAGGTGTAAAGGGTTTAAAAGCATCTAATACATATTATATAACACCATGGAAATTCATAAAGCTTCTTCTTCTTCGTCTTCTTCTTCTAATTCCTTTGCAAACTTTTATCCTAACTCCAGCGACAACGAATGCGCAAGAGACCGCGAAATCATCTACGCCCTTGAGCTCACGCATATTCGCGAGATTATTGAAACTATGACCAAATTCAACCAAATTGAAGTGTTGAAAATCCTATGCAAAACCAAGGACATCACCATCAATGAGAATAAATACGGCATTCATGTGAACTTGAGTGAACTCACCAAAGAAACCATTGATGAACTGAAAACATACATCAACTATGTAAACACCCAAGAAATACAGTTGCACCATATTGAAAAACAAAAAGAGAGCTTTATTAATACATATTTTGCAAAAGATAATAAAGATAACACTAGTAAATGTATATAAGAGTAGAATACACTAAAAACACTAATACATTTATTTATGCACCATCATAACAGACCACGACCGAACAGTGCCAAAACAATTATAACTGCACTGACCCCTCAATTGCAACAATCATATAATTCTATATTAAATGAATTACACGATTACACGCTCACGCAACCCTTCATGGACAACGCGTTATCGTTACAAGTTAATATTCATTCAGGTCATTCCTTTTCTTCTATTTCTTCTATTTCTTCCTTTAAATCTGTGAAAGAACCCAAACCAACTGTTCCACCTTCCATTCATCCTGATGCGCCTCCTCCCGTTCAAGTCGCACCATTAGCTCAATCTTTGAAGCCCGACCTATTAATCCCTTCTCAAAAAGACACCTTATTCTGGTGCTTTTATATCATGAAACATGGTCTCAATGCCTACACCACCATCGGTAATAAACATTTTCAAATTGAACAGGAAGAAAAAATCGCGGCGATTGAATTTTTGCGCACCAAAAAAGACGTGCTGAAAACGCACAAAATAAAACCGTTTACCAGCATTGAGAGCGACTTATCCCCTGGCAACTCCATTAATATCAAGACTTTTTTCGCGCTCGCCATTTGTTACGACTTGCCTGTTATCTATATTTATAAAAACACATACGTTGACAATCTTGATGTGAATGGTGATGTTAATAATGTTAATAATGGATCCAGCCCTCACATAATTCAATGGACACGACCGAATGAATACGCATTTGTATACGACCCGTCGCAATGGTCAAGTCTCTGTTTCGCAAAATACAAATGGCAATCCATTGATAAACCGGTGGGACCGGCATCTTTGTATAAAATAACCGATATTTTAGAGCTTTTCAATAAATTGCAAATTCCCACAAACAACGCAAACACAGTATTTCATCTGGCTAAAAAACCCACCAAAAAAGAAATGTATGACGCAATACTCGCATATTTTATGTAATAAGGTAATAAGGTAATATAAGGTAATATAAGGTAATAAGGTAGATTTGCAAAAACGTAAAATTGATTAATAATATATCTATATAAAAATATATTATTATATTATACAATGTCATCTATTGAAAATCAACGCGCCAAAAAAATAAATGAAAAATTAATACTTATCCCTGCCACCGAAGCAGTGGACACTGCAACGCCTACACCTGCAGCCACACCTTTGATGAGCGAAAACGTTGAAGTCGCCGACCTCGCCGAAATCGCCGCTACCCGCGCAAATAAACGCTACGAAAAAACGCCCAAATTATCCAACGCCGAACTCCAAGTCGCATTCAATTCCCTCGTGCATGTATTCTTCCAAGAACGGCCTTATGAACAATCCCCCCAAGAAACTCCCGAACTAGAAGTCAAATTCGGCACAAAAGGCATTAAACCCATCACCAAAAATGACTACGACAATGTTATCAAAAAACTCAAAACACTCGGATTTACCCCCATTACCGACAGCGGTGAACATCTACTTCGCATGCAAAACCGCGCACTAGACCGCGCATCCGGACGCTTCAAAAAATCCAATGTGCGCGTTGAAATCGTCGGCCTACATAGCATTCAAAACTATTGTAATAATAACCGCATTAATGATGTGGATTTTGCAGTAAATATGCATTATAAACAAGACGTGCGCGCTACCGGCGACTATCCAAGGGGCACCATTGTGAATAACGGCTATTTCCAAAGTGTCGACTTTGACCATTTCAATTTTAGACTATCCTACAAAAAAGAAAAACGCGTCAGCAATAATGGACACATCGGCATGGACATCATGAGCAGTTGGGACAACTCTAAAAAAGAATTCCGCTACATTAACCGCGTCACGTTTGTTCACGCATTGTTCCCGTTTAAAATTGACCTGAGCATCGTCAAATCATCCGCATGGGACTTCAAAACCGGCCCTGTTCTTTCCACCAGCTTTCAGAGCTCCGGCGTTATCTCCAACCCAGAACACTACGAAATTGAAATTGAAGTGGACAATAAAAAGTTGGGCGACCCGTCGTTTTTGGCAAAAGACGGCGTCCCCTTATTACTCTCCATGTTGCGCAAAGTCATCAAATACGTCTTGTGCGGACTTCAAGAAACCAACTTCCCTATCGCATATACCGAGCAGCAATCCGTCTTGGACCAATATATTATGATGCTCCATAAAGCCCCGTTGGAACGCCGCATTAACTCCCGCGACTTCATCGGCTACCAATCTCATACCCTACAAGTCAAAAATATCGTCCCGCCAAATAAAAATTCCAATGACTATAACATTCACTCCGGTTATGTCGTCACTGAAAAGGCGGACGGCGACAGAACACTCATGTTTATCGCGGCCAATGGCAAAATCTACCTCATTAATTCCAGCATGAAAGTCATATTCACCGGCACCATTACTGAAAAGAAAGAACTGTTTAACACACTCCTTGACGGCGAACTCATTGTACATAACAAATATAACAACTATATCAACTTGTACGCCGCATTTGATATTTATTATTTGAACGGGGATGACATTCGCAAACACTATTTCATGCCTTCCCATGACAAAGACGACCCACTCAAGTCTCGACATTACTGGCTCAATCAAGTCATTGATAATTTAGAACTTAAATCTGTCGTGGAAACCGACATTGCAACCCCCATTAGAATTATATGCAAACAGTTCTATCCCAAAAAATACACCGAAACCATTTTCCAAGCATGCAATACCATACTTACCAATATTGCGGAAGGCATATTTGAATACAACACCGACGGACTTATTTTCACTCCCATCAGCTTTGGAGTTGGCGGATACGAACGAGGCGCCGTCAGCGCCCCAGAACGCACCTCGTGGGAAGCCTCCTTTAAATGGAAACCCCCGCGTTTCAACACCATTGACTTCCTAGTCACCACTAAAAAGAACAGCGCCGGACAAGACCTATTAACCTCCATGTTTGAAGAAGGCGTGAACGCCGGCGTCGGCAGCCAAAACAAACGCTACAAAACGCTCATCCTGGAATGCGGCATTGATGAAAAACGCGACATCTATTTGAACCCATGTCAAGACATCATTGATGATATTCTTCCTTCCTTTAAAGCCGACGGCAAACTCACCTATAAACACATGCAATTTTACCCGACCACACCATTTGATGAAGAGGCCGGCATATGCAACATTATGGTCACGCGCGATGAAACCGGTGCGGACCAAATGTTCACTTTAGAGGGCGACGTCATTAATAACAACACCATTGTTGAATTCAGCTACGACTTGACAGACCCGAGCAAACCCAAACACTGGAGATGGTCCCCTCTGCGTGTCCGTTACGACAAAACCGGCGAACTCCGTAACGGCCAAAAAACGTATGGCAATGATTACCGCACGGCGAATTCCAATTGGTCCTCTATTCATAACCCCGTCACGGAAGAAATGCTCATGTATGGAGTAAACATTCCCGAAATCATGTATGATGACGACATTTACTACAACGAACAGTCCAGTAACGCCACCACAACTACACGTGGCCTTCGCGATTTTCACAATTTATTTGTAAAGAAGTCTTTAATACGCGCAGTGTCTAAACCTGGCGACACGCTCATTGATTTCGCATGCGGCAAGGCGGGCGACATGTCCAAATGGATTGCGGCCGGATTATCCTTCGTATTCGGCATTGATGTTTCCAAAGACAATTTGGAAAACCGCATTAACGGTGCATGCTCCCGATACTTGAACAGTAGGAAACAGTTCAAACAAATGCCTTATGCATTATTTGTAAACGGCGACAGCAGTAAAAACATCCGCACCGGTAATGCCATCATGAATGAAAAGAGCGCCGAAGTCACGCGCGCAATATTCGGACAAGGCACCAAAAGCGTAGAACGGCTCGGGAAAGGCGTGGTGCGGCAGTTTTCAAGGGGCGCCGACGGCTTTAATATCGGGTCGTGCCAATTTGCGCTGCATTATTTCTGCGAAACGCCCACCACCTTTTATAATTTCATTCGCAATGTGGCAGAATGCACCAAAATCGGCGGTTATTTCATCGGCACATGCTATGACGGTCTCACGATTTTCAAACGTTTGAAGAGCACCGCGACAAATGATAGTGTTGTTATTAACATGCCTGGATCCGCAAATAAAAAAGTATGGGAGGTTGTCAAGGAGTATTCCGCAGAAACGCTGGAAAACGACACGAGCTGTTTAGGGATGAAAATAAACGTGTTTCAGGAAACAATCGGCAAGCTTACTCCGGAATATTTGGTGAACTTCCGGTTCTTTACTCAAACCATGGAGGACTATGGGTTCAAGCTAGTGAGCAGGAACGAAGCGAGACAACAACTCGGGATGCCCGACGGGACTGGGCTGTTTGTAGATTTATTTGATGACATGGCAGAAGAAGCGACGCGAGATGAGGCCAAAGCGATTGAATACAAGAACGCGCTCAATATGGCGCCTTATGAAAAAACAATTTCGTTCTTAAACAGATACTTCATTTATAAAAAATCAAATCATATTGATGCCGAAAAACTGACGAATGCATTGCTGAAAAAGAACGCGCAGGAATATGTGAATGAAATGGGCAATGACGACGCCTTAGTTCAACGCGATGAAACAAAGGAAGACGCCGGTGTAATCGTAGAAACTGAAAAACCTTTGAAGATACCCGCAAAACCACGAACCAAAAAATTGGTGACAAAACTCCGCATCACGGACTTAGATGTAGCCGAAGAGGCGGCGCCTCCTGTTGCACCTGCTGCTGCGCCTGTTGCTGCGCCTGTAGCTCCTCCTCCGGTTGCTGCTACTGTAGCTCTAGACGCTCCCGTGGTGGAAATAGAAGCCACGGTGATAGAAGAGCCCGTCATCAAAATAAAGGTGAAAAAGCCTCGCGCCACCAAAAAATAATGGATTAATTAAATTGTTGAAGTTTTAATAATTGTTGAAGTTGTAATACATTGTAAAACAGTATAAATATAATGCACAATATATAATAGTTAAATGATTTATTATATATTACCAAAAAATAATGCTCCTCTACAAATAACCCCTCAATTTCAGTTTGACCACGACAACCCTCCCTGCATAATATCCCATAGCGTTAATTATTACAATGCCATTATTCAAACCCAGATTGATAAATTACTCTCTTTAAACAAAGACATTGCCATTAACAAGTTTCACCAAGCCAACCTCTACATCAACCCTTATGAATTTCTTTTTTCAAAAGTGCCCACATATAAATTATCCGTCAGCAAACTGCCGCACACGACCGCGGAACAATACGAATTGATTGAACTCGCGCACGCCTGCAACCTCTTAGACGCATTCAAATACAACCAGGCTCTCTCCGTTTGCCACGTAGAGGGCATTGATAGCTCCGCGGACTTGTTTGCGGTGATTAGAGAGAATTCACACGTAACGCACCATCACGAATATGAACCCAATATTGAAACGTTGGCGACGAAACTTATTCCCATAAACAATGCGAGTTTAAATAAACGGTTTGACCTTATGTTTTTTAATTTGAATGTTGACTTGACTTCCAACGCCGAGTTGCAAAATGATATTCGCAAAGTATTTCAGCGCATGGTATATGCCCTATTTATTATTTTGCGCGCGCAGGCGTATAACGGGTCTTGCACCATTAAAGTGGACCACTTGCACTACCACCTAATCATTGACATCATATATATTCTAAACACCGTGTTTCATAAAGTCCACATCGTTAAACCCTCTTGCTCGCCGATTATTTCATCTGCGCGGTACATCGTGTGCAAACATTTTTCGCCGTCCACAAACTGCAGCGAACAAGTTGACGCATTGTTGCATTTAATGGGGAGTAAAAACATGCAAAATGTAGTTTCACTGTTGGACACGCCGGTGCCTTGCCATTTTATGACAAAAATAGAAGAGGTCAATGTGATTGTCGGGCAGCAGCAGCTGGACGGGTATTTTCAAATCATCAATATTTTAAAAAATAAACACAAGGAAGAAAAATTTGAAACCATGAAACGCAACAACGTGCAAAAATGCATTCAATTCTGCGAGAAATATCATATTCCCTATAATAAATTTTTAGAAAAGAGCAATATGTTCAGCCAAAAAAATTCCAAAAATATGTTCACCAGCAAACCGCCAAGCGACGACGAATTAAATGAATGTCATGACGCGTAGTTTCGGTGGTTGAGTTGTTATTGCACCTTTTAATATTTCAAACGCCCATTATCTAAATAGTAAAACAATATAAAATTATAAATTTATATTATTAATAATGAAGTGGGTATACATATTAAAGTGCGAATATGATTATTATTATGTGGGCGAAACGTCACGATTATATAGAAGATTTTGGGAACATAGCGAAGGTTGTGGGGGATTAAACACATCTATTTATAGACCATTAGGTCCTGTAGCAATTTATAAAGTAAATAATTTGGGTAAGTTTTTTGAATATAATCGTAATGTTATAGATACAATTAATAACGATTATACAATAGATAATCAAAGTGGTTATGATAAATGGTTATTGAAAAAGTTTAATGACGATGTAGAAGATGATTATGATAATTTATATGCAGAAAATAATATAACTGAATGTTTAATGATAAATAATAAAGATAACTGGGACAAAATAAGAGGTGGTAAATATACAAGATTTGATGTTAAATATAATTTTCCTATAAATGATTATATAAATCAATTGCCCATATGCAAGTGTGGCCTGCCGTGTGATATAAAAAAAAATGAAGATAAAAATTATTTATTTTTTAGATGCGCTAAAAAAAATATGTGGGATAGTTTGAAGGACCAATTTGATATTGATGAAGAACCTTGTAATTTTTTTATGGAATATTCAAAGGATGTGCAATTTAGGTTAGAAGAAACTAAAAAGTTTGCTGATAGAAATAAAACGCTAAAAGAATTATTCAAAAAATCTTTTTGGTTAAAAAATATATCTGAATGCGATAATACTGAACCAGATGTTTGTATAGGCGGTTGTAATAAAGGTTATGGTTATAATAAAATATCGTATAGTTATAAAGAACGAAATTTATGTTATGATTGTTTTATTGATAAAAATGAAGAATTAACAAAAAAATATAATATTATAAGTGAAGGAAAATGTTTATTAAAGTTAAAATAATGGGCGTTTGAAATGTAAAAAGGTGCAAAAACGCCCATTTTACATATCATAAAATAGCTGGATTGTTTCAATTGTTTTATTTGTTGCATTTAACGGATTTAACCAATATTTTATTTGTTCTTCCAAAGTATATAATCTTTCGGTCCATTCACTCTTTTTTGATTTCTTCACGACACATATTCCCTTCTTATCTTGACCCCAACATGAAGATATAATTGTTCCATCTTTTTCGTAATCATCTGGATTAAATCGGATAAAAATAATTGGTCTATGTCCTAAATCCTGAGATAACTCCATTGTGCGTTTGTTTTGACAACTACAATTATAATCGGTATGCTGGTTTTCATCAACTTCTACAATAATTATTTGATATAACAAATCCAATAACAAATCTGGTCTTCTCTTAGAACAACCTCCTGATACTATTTTGTCTGCTATCCAATTTAAATTTGGAAACTTTGTTTTTATACATTCAACCACAGCATACTCTTTGGTCTTGTAATTGCGCGATACCGGTTTGTCCGGAAACAAATTCATATAACAAAAGAGACAATACCCGTCGTATTTTTCTGCTACCTGCGTTGAACACCATTCGCTTAGACAAGTTTTATTTTTCACATTCACCATTCCTTCCAATTTATGTGATGAACAATACAGTGCAGTTGGTTCACCTTCTTTGTTATAACTTGGTTGAACTTTACATTCCGGATGAATACAAGTTTTGTGTTTCACATTAACCATTCCTTCCAATTTATGCTGAGAACAATACAACGCTTTGGTCTCGCCATCTTTGTTATAAATTGGTTGAACTTTACATTCCGGATGAATACAAGTTTTGTTTTTCACATCAACCATTCCTTCCAATTTATGCTGAGAACAATACAACGCTTTGGTCTCGCCATCTTTGTTATAAATTGGGCGAACTTTACATTCCGGATGAATACAAGTTTTGGATTTCACATTAACCATTCCTTCCAATTTATGCTGAGAGCAATACAACCCTTCGGACTCGCCATCTTTGTTATAATTTGGGCGAACTTTACATTCCGGATGAATACAAGTTTTGGATTTCACATCAACCATTCCTTCCAATTTATGCTGAGAACAATACAACGCTTTGGTCTCGCCATCTTTGTTATAAATTGGTTGAACTTTACATTCCGGATGAATGCAAGTTTTGGATTTCACATTAACCATTCCTTCCAATTTATGCTGAGAGCAATACAACGCTTTGGTCTCGCCATCTTTGTTATAATTTGGGTGAACTTTACAATCCGGATGAATACAATTTTTGTTTTTCACATCAACCATTCCTTCCAATTTATGCTGAGAGCAATACAACGCTTTGGTCTCGCCTGCTTCGTTAAATACTGGTTGTTTTTTACAATCTGGATGAATGCAAGTTTTGTTTTTCACATCAACCATTCCTTCCAATTTATGCTGAGAACAATACAACCCTTTTGTCTCACCTTCTACATTAAATACTGGGCTCGTTTTACAACCATTTTCTTTACACATTGTTGTCTATTTATTATATAGTTATTAGACAAATATTTAAATCAATTTTTAATGTTAAAATTCGCGTTTTAAATGTTAAAAGGTGTAAAAGATTTATACGGTTGTTACGCACGGCATCTTAGTTAATACGGTTTTGAATTGCAAAATAAACGGCATTATCGGGTTTTCGCCCAGGTTAAGTATCCCGCGATATAAAGTTCCAGGTCCTAGCGCATTTGCTGAGCGATAAATACTGCTGCTAATTGTCGTGTCATGCAGCTTGTGCGTTCTTAAACTACTCGTGACTGAACCCTGTGCAGCAAATTGCTCATTTGACGGTTTATATATTGATACTTTACATCTATTTGTCGCGTGTGAATTAATCGCTATTCCAACATTGCTCAAGCTAGCCTTCACCATTGCTACCGATTGCTCCTGATTTTCTACTGTAGTCAAAAATGCAATGAACGCGCTCAAATCCGTTATACGGTCGTCA